ACTATTGTAGATGGAAAAGGAACAGTTGAATCTATTGAATCACGTATTGAAGAATTACAACAACAAATCGATAAAGCAGGAACCCCATTTGAAATTGAGAAACTTCAAGAAAGGTTAGCAAAATTTGTTGGGGGAGTAGCTATTATCCATGTAGGTGGAGCTACTGAAACCGAAATGAAGGAGAAGAAAGATAGAGTAGATGATGCACTACACGCCACTAAGGCTGCCATTGAGGAAGGAATTGTGCCTGGTGGTGGTGTTGCTCTATTATATGCTTCACAAATATTAAGTCGAGCTCAAACTGGTAGTGGTATAGTTAGAAGAGCATGTAGAATGCCATTTAACCAAATATTAGTTAATGCAGGATATGATTCAACTGAAGCACAAATGTTGGGTAAATATAAATTAGTGGAATCTGGTAATGATACTTGGGCTGGGATTGATGTTGAGACTGGAGAAGTTATCAACATGAAAGAATCAGGTATTATAGACCCTACTAAAGTAACTAGAACAGCATTGCAGAATGCTGCCTCAATAGCGGGTACAATATTACTTACAGAATGTACAGTAGTAGATGAACTCCAAGAAGATAAACAACAACCGCAATTAGACCCAATGATGGGTATGATGTAAATTTAAATTTAATTAATTATGACAAAGCAAGAAATTTTCGAGCAAATTGGTGAACTGTATGAAACATTTGTAACAGAGCACAACACAACAACCAAAGCAGGAGCACAACGTGCTCGTAAAGCCATTGGTAGTATCAAGAAATTGGTAACAGATTACAGAAAAGCTTCAGTAAATGAAAGCAAATAATCCTGAAATCAATGTTATTGAGGATAACGTTCTTATTGCCAGGCGAGTTCCGCCTGGTGATAAGTGGCGTTTAGTGGCTAATGAGCCAGATGGTAAAGTACATTCTTCTTTAACTGATACTTTAGAAGCATACATGATGGCAACTGGATTTAAAGGTGAATATAGATTAGCTCCTTTAAAAAGTGAATTATATGCTGTATCAACTACTGAAGAAGTAATAGAACCAGAACCAGAAAAAAGATATTCAATCTACGGGGAGTATTAAAATAAAAGTTGTATATTGGGGCATATGAAGCAACATACATTATTAAATGAAATTTATCGGCCTAATGATTTAGAAAATTATGTGGGCAATGCAACCCTAAAAGCATCTATAGGGAAACAATTAGAACAAAATGATATTCAAAATTATTTATTCTATGGACCCGCGGGATGTGGTAAAACAACTTTAGCTAAAATTATTATTAATAACCTCGATTGTGAATCACTTTATATAAATGCGAGTGATGAACGAGGAATTGAAACTATCAGAGATAAGGTAGTAGGATTTTCATCTGTTGCTAGTATTAAACCATTAAAAGTAGTAATACTAGATGAAGCAGATTTTTTAACAATTCAAGCCCAAGCTTCTTTGCGTAATGTGATTGAAACATTCTCTAGAACCACTAGATTTGTTTTAACGTGTAACTTTGTGGAGAGAATTATCGACCCAATTCAATCACGTTGCCAAACATTCAAGGTTTTGCCCCCAACCAAGAAGGAAGTAGCAGTTCATATAGCCGGAATATGTGGTAAAGAAAATATAGGTTATGAAGTTCCAGCTTTAGGAGAACTAGTAAACAAGTATTACCCAGACATCAGAAAGATGTTAAATACTGTTCAGTCAAGTACTGTGGATGGCCATTTACAACTTAACAATAGTTTGCTTGTTTCATCTGGTTATATGAACTCGGTGCTTGAAGAGTTAAAACAAGGTAATTTTAAAAATATTAGACAAATAATAGCAGATTCAGGAGTAAGTGATTTTGAAGAATTATTTCGATTCCTATATGATAATGCTTCAGAATATATGCCTGGTAAAGAAGGCACAGTTGCTATTTTAATCAATGATCATTTATATAAATCAAACTTTCGTATAGACAAAGAGATAAACTTAATGTCTTTAATTCAAAACTTAATAAACAATAAATAATGGAACAACAAGTTCAACAACCCCAAATCGATTTAAAAAACACTCAAGCTGTTAAAACAAGTGAAGGTACAAGTGTATTTCAACAAGGAGTAATTTTACGTAAAGTATCTAAGTTTGTAACTGGTACTAATGAAGATGCTATGATGCCTATTCCTGTATTCTATGAAGCAAACACTGGTAAAATTTTAACTGATTCTGTACCTAAAGAACTAAGAGAAGAGTTAGCAGACGAGCTTATTTAATATGAGGAATGTATTTGATTGGGTAAAAGAAATTAATACTAAGAAATCCCCCATTGATTCCTTTTCAGACGCTGATTGGGATCAATGGAATTCTTATGTAGTACATAGAGTACTTAGTATGAACCCCGATTATTTACCTTTAGTAAATGAAGTACAAAAACTTCCACCTACTGATAAAAAACAAATATATTCAATTTACAAAGAATATATTCCTAAAAATAATAAGTGGAGTAAATATGTTAAATCTACTAAAAAACCTCGTAATAAAGAATTAATAGAATACCTAAAAAATTATTTTAAACTATCATCTAGAGAGGTTCTAGATTACTTAAATATTTTGGATAAATCAGAGGTAATTCATATATTGTCCCAACTAGGAATAGATAGTAAAGAATCTAAAAAACTTTTAAAATGAAACACGAATTATTTGATATGTTAATGACACAAGCTATTGCTGAAAGGAGCAAAGCAATACTTACTTTAAATTTATTAAGTGAACATCCCGCAGGAATTGGAGACCATTCAACTGGAGATTTTTATAACAATGCTGAAGAAGCATTATCTGCTTTAGTAGATGCAGATGATAAAATTGATACATTAAATAAATATTTTGTAGTGTCAAAACAACAAGTCAATGGGTGATACAATATCAAAAGCTTTTGAATTAGAAGAACAAGATAAATTAAAAAGTATGAGCGACAGAGAAATCATGGATGCTAAACGTCCTGATGAAGCAGCAGTAAGGATATTTGAAAAAGAATATCCTGAATTAGCAGATGAATTTAAACAAATCCAAAAGGAAATGTATAATATGTTTGCTCGTAAACATTTAGATTATGGTCTAAATAATATTGCTTTAGGTGGTGATATCCTTAATAATACCGAAGATAAAGCATTTTCCCTTACAGGCTTAACTATTAGGCTTACTGACAAAATTAGTAGATTAAAAAACCTTTTAATTAATGGTAAAAACTTTGTTAAAGGTGAGGGTATGGAAGACACGTTTATTGATATAGCTAATTATGGGATAATTGGTTTATTAGTAGGACGTGACAAATGGAAAAAATAAATTTTGGCTAGAAAAATACCTAAAATAGTAAGGGAGATTCGTTCGAATCCTCCCCAAGAGATTAATTTTGCTTATCAAAAGAATGTCTCATACTCACAAATGTCTATATTTCGTGGTTGCCCATATCGTTGGAAGTTACAATATAAAGACAAAATAAAGGCATTCACTTCATCAATCCATACCGTATTTGGAACTGCTATACATGAAGTACTCCAGCATTATTTAGATGTGATGTTTGATACAAGTGCGGCGGGTGCCGACAGAATTGATCTAGAAGAATTATTCAATGAAAAATTTATTGAAGAATATCAATCCCAATATAAACGAAACAAAAATCAGCATTTTTCATCTGCTGAAGAAATGAGAGAATTTTATGAAGATGGAATTGGTATTTTAAATTGGTTTAAGAAAAAACGTGCTAAATATTTTTCTAGAAGAGGATGGCATTTAGTTGGATGCGAAGTACCTTTAGTTATTTCCCCAAATAAAATGTATAATAACATAAAATATACAGGTTTCCTTGATGTTTTATTATACAATGAAAAATATAATACATTTAAAATTATAGATATTAAAACTAGTACTCGTGGTTGGAAAGAACGAGATAAAAAGAATGAAGATAAACAATATCAATTATTATTATATAAACAATTTTTTAGTGAGCAATATGGTATTCCTTTAAAGGATATTGAAATTGAGTTTTTTATTGTAAAGAGAAAAGTATTATCGTTTGATGATGAAAATATTATGTCCCCTCACCAGGCATATAGGGTACAAACATTCAGTCCACCTAGTGGGAAAATAAAATTAAGCAGGGCTAAAAAAGCTATAGATAATTTTATAAAAGAATGCTTTGTATCAAGTGGTGAAATAAAAGAAATTGAATACCCTAAATCACCTTCAAAGTGGAATTGTACTTTTTGTCCTTTTAAAGAGGATCAAAAATTGTGTGGTGAAGGGATAAAATTCTAAAAATTTATATATACGTATAACCATAAAATATAAACGTTTTAATAATAAAGATTATGCCAACAAAAGACATGACACTTACAAGTGTAAAAGTTAAAAGCGATTTATTTGAGAACTTTAAGATTGAATGTGTAAAACGTAAATTTTCATTCCAAAAGCTTGCCGATCGAGCTATTTATTTGTATCTTACAGATGAAGATTTTCGTAAACAAATTTCTAATCAAAATAATCTCGAATTATAAATCCAACAATTAATGAAAAATAGTTTTGAATACATTCCTAAAGAAAATAGGAAGAAAATCCTCTTAATTTGTGATGACATTAGAGTACATTCAGGAGTAGCTACAGTTGCTCGTGAAATAGTAGTACACACTTGTCATCATTTTAATTGGTGTCAAATTGCGGGAGCAATCAAACATCCAGATAAAGGTAAAGCATTAGATATTAGCGCAGATACCGGTAAACAAATGAATGTTGATGATGCTTATGTAATGATGTATCCAACTGATG